GCGACGTTAAATTACGTTTGTGCTGGTCCTTTGATAACTAGACAACTCCCTCTAGTAAAATAAGCTGACTTTGAACGGTTTCAATAAGAAATAAAAGATAGATAAGGTGATACAAATTAGTTAATAGATAATCAAGGAAAAACTCTAATCAGGTGTAGAGCATACCACCAAGAAGAAACTAGGTGATATGTATCTGGAGATGATTATGAATATTAGAAATCAAATAATTATCAGGTAGAAGATTAAGTTTGCTATCATAAATCAAAATCTGATTAGATGGTTTATTAACCCGCGCGGCAATTACAGAACGTACATTACGTATTCTTTTATTGGGGTTTAATTGAATAGATTTAACATGATCACCTTTGCACACAATTAATTGCTCAAAAACGTCGTTATCAGTGTCATCACTATCACTTAGTAGTGATTTACTTTGTTGGACAATTTTTTTGACACTCTTTATTATTGGCATTTTGACAGGTTTTATTAAAGGCACGACAAATGATCGAGATGATGATATAACTTTAGGCTTTGAAATATTTCGATAATCATCAACACCATATATGTCGACATCAATCATACGTTGCACAAAATCGGATTGTATCCATTTAAAAGGGTCAGATAAATCACCGATTTGCAAACAATCCAAAGAATAACGATCCATAAACCAGTCAAATGTGGCCTGACAATATGTTTGAGGTTGTGAACAATGTTTATAAATTTCATACCGCTCAACAGGCAGTTCACAAGGCTTACAATCCAAAGTTGAATTATAAATTAGCAAGTGAAACATAGATAAAATCGGAACATGTTGGAAATCACGCATATAAGCATAAGCATTTGAATGTACCCAATATCTAGCGCGATCATATTTATACTTATGGATTGTAGCATAAGCTTTACATAAGTTTCGTCCAGGTAATTGTGTGGCCATATATCCCTCCATAGTGGGTATAAAGACGTTAGAACAATAAACAACACCATTAGGTGACACATAATTACCTTTGGTTTCAATACCCATATTATATAATTTAGATATAAATCCTTTGATATCAGGGATATATTGACAACCAGAGCGATAAAAAATTAATGAGTCATCACCCATGACCCATATAATAATATTGCCCGATTTTAATTCACTCAAAACATCGAAATAATGTGATAACGCATAAGTTAACAAGCAAACAGTTATGAATGAATTACCACTACTAGTATTTGGGTCGCCGCTTTTACGCGACCATTTAAACCGAGCTGGGATTATATTATCACGAGCTCGTAAAATTCCACGACGGTCACCTTGTTGTAAAACAAACTTTCGAATGGGCTCAACTTCGACTGAATTATAAAAATGTTTGTACAATTCAAACTCTCCTAACAAATGATTTTTCTGCAAATGTGCATCGTAACGACTAAAGTCAAAGTTACCGATGACACAATCAGCTCCAAGTTGATCAAGAGTCTTCTCAAATAAAGAACCCAAGTCGTTCTTATTCAACCCAGAAGTAAAATAAATTCCAGGAAAAGTTTTACCATAAGCATATTCAGTTGGAATCCCACCCCAGGCAAATCTCAAAGCCTTAGCAGTTGTATAAATAAGCGGGCCAACTTGAGTAGCATAATTATAAGTTGATGATGTAATTAAACGTGGAACAAAAACTGGTTCAAAATTTTCAATTTTACCAACAAGAATTTCTCTTTTAACAAAAGATGTAAATTTTGATTGAAATTCAGTTGGAACATAATCTTCCTCATTAAAACGAACAGCCTCGGCGTAGCATTCACTTTTACTGCCGCCAAATCTTTTAGCCCAAATTGATGAATTAATTACATGATCAATTTTAACATCAATGGTATTAACAGCGATATGATGGCACCAATCAATAAAATTATCAGGTGCTTCGGGTACATTAAAATCTTTGCACTGTCGCTCAACACAAGCATGATAAGCATTATGAGAACACGACGATGCAACACAAAGTTCTCTAGCAACAGCAGGGCCATATATCCAAATACCTTCTTTTTGATCAAAACAACGACCATAAGTGGGTTGTATTTCATTACCAGGCCGCAACTTTGCTAAACCAATTAAAGGTTGACAACTTTGTAATAAAGTAGCAACTTGCTCACCATAATCATAATCAACAACATTAATATTTGGTTGTGACCAATCACTAAATATTTGTGAATATTGCAAAGCAATACGATGTGCAGGTAATTCCTGTGCAAGAATTTCAACATTGAGGCGAGCTCCAAGAGCAACACCAGCTATAATTGTGCCATGAATATAAGGTGTTGTATCTAATTCTTTTTCAGATTCTAAAATTTTACGAAAATTTGATAAGTAACGTCCAATAAAGTCAGCTTTAGGCTGCATTGCAATACCATCTTTAAGTAACCGACACAAAAGTGTTGTATTAGCAATATAAGAAGTGTATCCACTTGAATGACGTTGATATAAAAAGGTATTATCACCTATTGTCGACAATATTATATGCTTCTGAGTCCATGGCTTGGAATTAGAAGCTTCAACATGAACATAAGTTGATTTTAATAATCGAGGCCAAAGACCAAGGTGATTATGAACATTAGTAGGTGCTAAAGCAATGAAATATGAGTTAGACCAAACAGCATCTTGAGCTTGAGTGAGGTCAAAAGGTATTCTAAAATTTTTACAAGTGGTTGTTAAACTCATATAACCATCACCATATGAAACATTCATACCCAAAAATCTATTAGATGCAATAGCTGGTATAAATTGATAACGCCCACGAACAATCAAATTACCATCACTAATCCAATTATCAATAGGATGACCATGTTCATGCGCGTACTGCAAGAAAGAATGCCATGAGTCAAACAAACATTGAATGTAATCATCTGGTGGAACTTGATCATAATTTGCAATCAAATTAACATAATTTTTGTTCAAAACAGGTGTCATAGGTTGGTGCATGGCCTTAATATTGCACCACCACCGCGCAAAAATATAAGCACGTGAATGTGTGACACAAACATAAACTGCTTTAATAATAACAACAAATGATATCACAATCATAATTGAGGCAACAATAGCACTCAATATTTTCGTAGAATGATCAATTTCTATCAATGGTTCATCAAAAGTGATATTGAGTATTGAATTGTTCAAATAAGTGACATTTAATACAGAATGATTAAAAAAAGTCACATTATACCCAACAAACGTATTCCCATGCATGATGTGCTGTAATTTATTGATCATTCTTTGTCGTTTGGCCTCATCATCAAAATTTTGATATTTGAGCCCGTATAAATAACGATACCACAAAATCATTAATTCACCTTTGGGATACTCTTGAGTTGTATACCCATGAAAACAATAATGAGCCTTGGTAAATGTGACACCGGTAGTGGTCAGTGTCAAATGAAATAAAGAATCAAAACGACGGTCCAAATGAATTAAAATGATATTAATTAACTCAACAGGCATGAGGCGTTTTTCAAAACGACGACAATACCCATCAATAAATAGTACCATTTTTAACTCAGACAGACCATAAAATTGATCTTCATGTCTAAGGCTTCGAAAAACACAACATGATTCAAAAATTGAGTACAATATGTTAAGCACACACTCGTCACATTCATATTTAAGTGACATAATAGCATTATACATATAATCAAATGATGCTAAATTATGAGTAAAAGATACAAAATTTAATGGCATCATCGAAAATAATCGGTAATATTTTGGCTGTGACCAATGAATTAAATCAGAATAATCGATAAGCTCAGGCACACCAGCCAAATTTTTATAATGTTGATATAAATCACGACAAAAGGATATGCCATGTCTATCATTACAAGTATGATTATATGAACATCTTAACTTAAGTTCATGCAATGGGACTCCAGCATAATCAATTTTAAACTGGGAACAATAAGAGCTATAATAATACTGACAAGTCATACACTTACGTGGGTCAACTTCAAATATAGGCGCTCGATAATTGTGAAAGCCATCAAACCTCTTTCCAATTATTGAGTTGTAAAGTATACGACGATCATTCAACAAGAAAAATGGTTGAGAGCAGCCATACCAAACAGAATCATTATTATAACGTGCCGCACGTAATAAAACAAGCTCACGTTCACCAGAAGTACAATCGCATTTAAATTCAACAAGTTTTTCATACTGCAAATACGATGTTTGTTTGCGTTGAGTACTTAATTGTAAGGTTGGGAGAGTTGGATTGATTAGATTAGTGGCCATAACTGGTGATGAGAAAGTGTTTCCATTCATGGAATGCATAAATTTTGACCACAATCTACTCAAACATAACAGATAAGAACTATTGGCAATAAATAAAATGTTTGCATAATACATGAAATTGCAAACAACACTTGATAAACAGTTAATCAAGGTTTGACAAAACCCTATAATTGTAGCCAATGTCTATACCGCAAAGGGCTCGAGGTAATCAGGTCAGATTCAGTGTTCGACACAAAATATTTCTGTGTGGTCTTTAATCTGATGGAAATTATTGTCTACCCAGTGCAGTTACCACATTTAGGCACCATAATGTGATTAAGACACATAAGCAATGGCGGGTCGTTGATAGTCAGAGAGGTTCAACTATCACCATTAACTTATGGTACAATGAAGCAAATAGGAATGTGTGTGATAGAATAAGCATAACGAAAACGCACAAATAAAACTAATAAAACAATAAATAAAAGCTGAGAAAATGATAAAGCAGAAAAATGCACATAATAACAATTTACCAACGATTATTTAAAATAAAAATAAAACAAAACACACAACACAAGCACCCCACCACGTGAACCTATAAGATGTGGTGGTTACCAAGTCCTTAACGTCCAACCGAAATTCACCTACACATGCCAGGTGAAACAATCATTACCGAATTATTAGTTGACAGTAATGAGAGGGTTGACATATACAGTCATAAAGTGGCTGTCAAATATTTGTTGAACATAATGCAAATAATTGACTACACCAAATCATGAAAATGGTCAGTGAGTACGTAGAAACACAATATTCCAAATTCATTTTAGACCGGAAAATGTCACAACACAAATACACAAAGTTCAAAATTGTGAAG